ACTAGATAAGATCCTGCTTCTAGCAGAGGAAGCTGGTGGGTAGGATTAGACAGCCACCGGCATATCATCACTGTCTACCCTGTTTCCCATCTTCGGATGAATGTCCAGGGTCCCTCGTCTTAGGCTGGGCGCGCCAAGGAGGCTTTATTTACGGAGGCCGATGGATTTTGACGGATCCTTCGGTTGTGTGTAAACTCTATTGTATGCATGATCTATATTTATCTCCCTATTTTGGTATGGGAAAGGCGTAGGTTGGCACGCAAAGCCAACCGGGGTGAGATCCGGGCCCCAAGTGTTCCGTCGGGGCGCAACTTTAGCGCGCGCACCCGTGTGCAACGGGGCCACCTTCCTGTGGTTGGGAAGGGCATGTCCTTGGCCCCACCCCCAAACGCCAAATCACGTCAACCACAAAAGCTACGAACCAGATACAACCATAAGAGAGAACCCCCAACATGTTTAACATTGGACATAAGCTTAACATCGACGAAAAAGCGAAGGCGGATATACAGGACGTCATGAGAAAAGCGGTTCAAGGAGCTGTAGAAGCAACCGTTGAGGGTTTAACGAAGAACGCTGACGGCCTAACTAGCGGTGTCACCATGCTTAGTGAACAGGTTGTCGACGCGGTGATTGATTCTGCCAAGAACAGGATTGTTGAGAGGACTGCCGGGGCGCAGTCCGTGGTCAAACTTGTTGGCAAGATTGCCGCTGGCTCAGCAGCGATTTGGCTAGCCATTGTTGTTCGTAGAAAATTGCAAAAAAGGATTTCCCCTAACTCCATGAGATTGTTGGACGCCGCATCTATAGCGTCATTAGTTGGTGCAGCGGCATACATGGGGAGAGGTCTTCTCGTCAAGTACGATGTGGGTTGGGATCAGATTAAAGACTCACTTGAGAAGATCATTACACTACCTTCTAAGATGTTTTCCACCGATCACGAGGAGGATAGTGATGTCGACACAGTAGTGTACGACCTTAAAGAAGAAGATGATGCTTATCTTTCTGGCAGTGACGACGAGTGCCCCGGGACTGCCGATAACACGTACCGCAGACGCGTGGTCACAGAGGCCAAGCTTAGGCCCTTTTCCGACGACCTTGAGCTTATCAAAACAATAGCTTCAGTCATCGTTGGGCTTATTAGTTCAGACATGCTATCCAAGAAGTCTAAGGACCAGAAGGGTAGCCTGTTCAACCGTATGCTTAAGGCCATTCCTAGCATCTTCGCAGCCAAGACCACACTTGACTTTGGTGTAGATTTGCTCTTGCGACTTATTGAGAAGAGCATAGTCACCTTCTGTGAGTGGTCTGGGAACAACAATTGGTTGGAGGCGTTGACCTTATTCGGCGCCCCTTCCAAGCTTGTTGAGTGGAATAAAGACATCAGCAGGGTCTATGATGTGATCACGCTTGGAGAGCGTGCCCCGACAGACCAAGAGATCCAGATGGTCCAAAGGATTTCACTTGAATACACCGACATGATGTCTTCCACCGAATTTAAGAGCACAGCCAAGCAGAATGTAGTACTGCTTAGGCACTTCGGCGCCACCTTGATGGCAGTTAAGAACGCCCTTGCCTCTTACCCAGGGGGTAATGGCAACAGGTTCCATCACACCAACATGTATCTGTTTGGTGCACCAGGCACCGGCAAGACTTCACTTGGTCGTGGCATCGCCGAACTTATGGCTTTTGAGGCCTATTGTCGGAATAAGGCGATCGAGATGGGGATTGACTTCACATGGGAGGATAACCGTATCGTCTTCGACAGTGATGAAGATAGGAACAGGTTCCGCGAGATCGTGCAAAATGCCCCTCTCGCTGTGGGGCCCAATGGTGTTTTGACGCTTAACTATTCGGCACCCCGCATGGACCCTTGGAGGCCCAACATCCACCTTTCCATCTTTGTTGACGATGCTTTTTGCATGAAGGACACGGAGGGCGGCGAACACGTGGGCAAGTTCATACTTCTTCTTAATCAGGCAGCCTTTTGCCCAGAAGTGCCTGATTTGCCGCGCAAGGGTACATTTATGACAGCCGATTGTTCTGTGCTCACGTCAAATATGCCTGACCTAAGCTCACTTAAGTCGCTTCAGAGTACGGGGGCCATGGGTAGACGTTTGCAGAACGCTTTCTTGGTCTTCCCAAAAGTTGCGGCGCGAGGTGAGCTGACTGGCGATAGGAGACGCCACTGGGAGTACAAGTTGAATCCCAATAGTGGTATTGGGGATCCATGGGTCATGGTCCTTTGTGATCCCATGAATGGCCAGCCCATCCTTAAAGAGGAGTACCAAGAGGCCAGCGTGGCGGCACGTATGAATATGGCCAGTGTGGAACAGCAGGAGATGATTAGGACTATTAATACTTACAGCGGCGAACTCCCCAGCGATGATCCCAAGTGCCCGTATAAAACGGTCTTCCACACCAGGGACCAGGTGTACGCCTACACTCGGTTCCAGATGTATGCAAATTGGAGGAAAACGATGCAAATGAACGTTATTAACGATGAGGCCATGGACACGGTCCGTGCTGGGCTTTTGGATGCCATCCAGGGCCCCGCCGGTATTGTGGTTCCAGAGACCACTCCCATTCGTCCAGTGCGTCCCGAAGGCTCTTTCTCGAAGCCAATGGACCTTCATGCATCCACCATGCTTGCCAATATGCGGACAGATTTGTACCTTTTTATCTCACAGTATGGGCATCATGCCACCCGAAACTCTGTCAATCCGACCATGCCCCGGTTGTATGCCAAGAAGTCCTTTGATGACGACAAGGACAGGGCAAAACAGGCCTGGGCTGTTGTCGCGTATGAGTATTTGGATAGAACGCCGCATCATCCTGACTCAGAAGGATATCACCCCAATGACGCAACCCCGCTTGTGGAGGCATATGGTTTGATGGCAGCCATGCTTGCTTGCCGCCATTCCAGCCTTAGTGAGACCTGGTACGCTGCCCTTTCAAGCCACGTTCAGGGGGCCTACGTCTTCATTTCGACGCATTGGCAATTTCCCCAACTCGAAGCCATACAACGTAGATACACGCTTAAGTGTTCTTCTGTCATGGAAGGGGCGACATTGGAGCGCATGGGCCTCATCGATCGCATCGGGAACTCCCTCAGGGACCTTAAACAAGCCGCCAAGCGCACCTGGGATTCCATGGGTGTTGTCGAATCGCTCAAGATGGTGACGGCCGCAATGGCCGCACTAGCCGCTGTCTACACAGCTGGCAGGGGTGCCGCCGCGCTCGTCGATAAATTTCTATCTGGCGATGAGGTTACGGCACAGGCGTACTCGCTGCCCAAGGGCTCCAAGAGTAGGTCCCGCAATCATAGGGCCCGCACTAGAGCCGCCCAGCGGGTCAAGCTCAAGCCTTCAGAACGCCATGAGGTCACCCTTGAGTCTGGGTTGGACAGTGGTGACCCCATCAGCAGACCCATTCACGTCCCAAATGGTTTCAAGCACTCCAGTGTACAGTCCAACAAAGTGGTTGACAACACTGTTCTCTTCACTGCATTGAATGAGCGTGGAGTGGCTTTCACAATTGGCCATGGGCTGGGCATTAGGGGCAACACGGTCATCATTCCAGTGCACATGCTCAAATCCGGGTATCTGGACGATGACCTATTGACTGTGAGTTACAAGTCACATGTGTTCAGTATCAAGTACTCAACGTTGCGTGACCAGGTTTGGGACCAAACCATTTTCGACGATAGGGTCCAAACTCGGGATTATTGCCTCTGGCAAGCCCCAAGTGGCCCACGGTTTTCCGACTTGACCAAGAACTTCCTTCATAAGGGCTCGTTGTCGAAGATGCTCGACACACAGAAGGTAATGGTGAATGCTGTCACCATGCGCCCCGTCAAGTCCGGCCTGGCTCCAATGCTCGCCACCAGGAGTGTTTTGAACTATGATGATAAGGACCTCTCCTTCATTGGCGGTGATGGCTCCACAAAGTTTTGCATAGCTCCACACATTCTGACTGGTGGACCCACTTGCTCCGGAGACTCTGGTAGCCCCATTTGGATTCAAAACGCAAGGGGTGTGTTCGCCATAGGCATCCACACGGGTAAGCTCCAAGGAAAGGATTTGTCCGTCGAGAGCATTTTGTCTCTTGAGGACGTCGAGCTGATGCTTGATCGTGGTCGCCTGGAACACAGGTTTATTCCAGAGTGCGCCCCTAAGGCCGACCTGGTCAACTACAAGCACCCCCTAAGGGATGTGGCCGATATCGAGGGGTTCGACACGGTCCGCAAGCTCACCCTTCTTGAGCAGTCTCTTGAGGAATTCGAAAGTGAGGCAGATTTTGCTAAATTCAAACTTTGGAAGGAAGAGATTGTGCCCACTTTGGGCGAGCTCAGTGATATTAGGCTGTGGCCAGATTTTCGCCTTGGTGAGCCGGTCGCCATGGCCGCCAAGAACAATGCTATGACCGCCACCAGTAGTCAAGAGAAGAGCGAGCTCTATGGCGCGATACCTGGTGAACAACCCAATCTGGTGGCTTCAGAGATGACTTACTCCGCGTGCGTTGAGAAAGTACTTAGGGGATCC